CACATACAAACTTTGCTTCTGCTGGAAAAATCTCTTTTGATGTCCAATCCATAGTCGGAGATGTTACACTCTTCAACTGAACGTTTTGAAAAGTTACCCTTCTCAAAACAAGACCTTTCTTATCATGTTGATTAACAATCATTGTACCAATCGTATCAGCCTTATAATGAAGGTAACCATTCTGTGAGTTCCATGCTAAATCATACCAAGCTCTCAGTGTATTCCAAACTTCCATCGAACCCTGGTTATTTACGTTAACATTGAACTTGATACTAAGATTATCGATGTGAGTCTCAGCAGGACCAGCATCCAAGAATGCACGAGTTGTGTATTTGAAGTTCTGTGCTTTAACACCAATTTCTTTATTAGTTAAATTTAGGTCAACATTAGTTGCCTGTTGTAACAAAAGAACAGGGTCACGACCTTGTGCCTGTAGTATTGTTGGTAAGATAAATGTAATCTCAAATAGATTTAGATACACGACCTCTTGTGGGTCTGTACCAGGGCCACCCGGGGAACCTGTCATTTGTAATTGAGTGAAGTGTGGTAATGGCATATTGCGTTTGTTTTATTTTTATTATATATTCCTAAGAATATTCTCTCTTGGATTATATATTTCAATAAAAAAGTGACTTTTCACACATTTAGTATAAAGGGAGATACACAATTTAATATATACTATATGAGAAGAGAAAAAATATGTAATTACCGGAGATGTGAGAAAGAACTGAGTGGTAGAAAAGATAAAAAGTTCTGTGATAGAAACTGTAAGGATATGGAATACACATACCGAAAAAGGAACTTATACAAACAAATAAAATATAACTTAAATGATCACAGATAAAACAATTATAATAGATATTAAAAAAAGAAATTATAATAGATACAAAGATTTTGGATACGATATCAAAATTGGTCAAAAACTAGAAATTTCAATACTTGACCTACCAAAAGGATCTAATATAAAAATAAATGTCGAATGTGATTATTGTCATATAGTTAAGAATTTATCTTATTATAATTATAATAAAAGTCTTAAAGTGGCTAATAAATATGCATGCTCACAGAAATGTTCATATATCAAAAAATCGGAAATTCTTATGAAGGAACAGGGTATAGAGAATATATTTCAATCCGAGAAAATAAAAGAGAAAATAAAGACAGATAATATCGAAAAATATGGGGTTCGACACGCAATGATGTTAATAGAAACTCATGAAAAGGTCAAAAAGACCTGTTTCGAAAAATATGGAGTAGATAACTACACAAAAACACCAGAATGGAAAATACGTGTTAAAAAGACCTCGGATGAGAAATATGGTGGTATAGGATTCCAATCAAAAGAATTGAGTGAAAAGGTATCAAAGACCTGTTTGGAGAGATATGGATTCGAAAACTCATCCAGTTCAGAAGAAATAAAAAAGAGAATAAGTTATTCACTCATAAATAAGTACGGTAAATCTCACATGAACCTCAATGAGGGATTCCGTAAAGAAAACTTCAAAGTAGCAAAACATAAACATTATATTGAATTTGATGAATCGGATTGTCTTTCCGTGTTCAGTTGTGATTTTGGAGAACCTCATACATTTAAGATAAGTTCGGATTTATTCAGTAGCAGGATGAGTAATAAAACCAAATTATGTACACAATGTAATACAATAGACACTCACGTATCTGGTAAGGAAATTGAATTGAAGAAATATATAGAATCGCTAAATGTAACAACTGAGAAAAGTCGAGTGGATAACAAAGAAATTGATATCTATATAAAAGAATTAAATTTGGGATTTGAATTTAATGGTGTTTACTGGCACTCTGATGTGTTTAAAGAAAAAAATTACCATATAAACAAATCCAATTATTTTAAATCTATTGGTATTCGTGTAATACACATATGGGAAGATGATTGGGATGATAAAAAAAATATAATCAAATCACAGATAAAAAACCTTCTAAATCAATCTATCAGAATAGGAGCTAGGAAATGTATCTTAATGGATGTTACAAATAAACAAGCCAATGAGTTTTACAACGAAAACCATATACAAGGTTCATATAACGGCATTAAAAAATCAATTGGACTATACCATGGGAATGAGTTAGTTTGTTTGATGAGCTTTGATAAATCAGAGGGTCGTATCAAAATGTTAGGTGATGAATGGAACCTATCTAGATATTGTAGTAAAATAAATCATTCCATACAAGGAGGTGCTTCCAAAATGTTCAAATATTTCATAAATAATTACAAACCAATAAGAATAATAAGCTATGCCGATAATGATTGGAGTGATGGAAACCTATATAAAAAACTTGGGTTTGTGGAAATAAAAAAATCAAAACCGGATTATAAATATATCGTAGGTGGTAAGAGGGTTCATAAGTCTAGATTCCGAAAGTCAATAACAGGTATATCCGAATCTAAACTTAACATCCCAAGAATATATGATACCGGTAAATTGAAATATGAGATATTACTATAAGAATCTCATACCAACTGACAATGAAGTGAAGTGATGATATTAACATACTGAACGAAACGTACTACGAGATAGAGGAGCACAGACTGATTAATCACCGTTAGTATAATTCGAATTCACAATAATCATCAACGTAAATCTCTACATGCGGTTCTTGGAAATGGTCGATACTGTTATTCCAAGTATAGATTTTTAATATTTCCAAATCACACAAACACACTACCCCATCAATCAATTCATATTGTGATTCCAGTGGTGTATAAACAACATCTACTACATAGATATCATCTCGGTCAAATGCCTGGTTCGGGTTCCACATAAATAGCTTATAGACATCATCTGATATTTTACTAACAGAATACACATAACCACAGTTAGTATCAACATCATCTTTTATACACGATATCAGTAAAAATGGTAGTAATAATAGATATTTTCTCATAGTACAAATATAGTAAAAATATAACACAACAATTATAATATACAAAAACTCGTCAAAATAACCTATGATTAAATAATTTTCATACTCCGAGTATTTCTATAAGTTTCTTATTACGTGTTGTTTTGATGTATTCTTTTTCTGAAAACTCTATACCATTGAGATACCAATATTTATTACCATCACTAAATTCAACAGCCGGTCCATCAGTACGGTGGTATTCACCATTGAGGTACCAACGTTTATCACCATCGATAAATTCAATAGCAGGACCATCAGTACGGTGGAGTTTATTATTTAGGTACCAACATTTATTACCAACAATATCTATGTCTAATCCATCTTTCATACTCCGAGTATTTCTATAAGTTTCTTCTTCCGTATTAATCGGAGGTATTCTTTCTCTGATAAACCCACACCATTTATGTACCAATGTTTACTACCATTACTATGTTCAATGGCAGGACCATCAGTACGGTGGCGTTTACCATTGAGGTACCAATATTTATTACCATTACTATGTTCGATGGCAGGTCCATCAGTACGGTGTAATTTGTCATTGAGGTACCAACATTTAGTACCAACCTCATTTACTGTCAATCCATTTTTCATAGTCCGAGTAGTTCCAGTTTATTCTTACGTGTTCTGTGTAGGTAATATTTTTCTGATAAACACACACCATTTAAGTACCAATATTTATCACCATTACTAAATTTAACGGCAGGACCATCAGTACGATGGCGTTTGCCATTGAGATACCAATGTTTATCACCATTTTTATATTCGATGGCAGGACCATCAGTACGGTGTAATTTATTATTTAGGTACCAACGTTTAGTACCAACCCCATTTACTATTAATCCATTTCTCATAGTCCGAGTAGTTCTGTAAATTTCTTCTTCCGTATTGTTTTTAGGTATTCTTTCTCTGATAAACCCACACCATTTATGTACCAATATTTATAACCATTATAATATTCGATGGCAGGACCATCAGTACGGTGTAATTGGTTATTTAGGTACCAACGTTTAGTACCATTACTATCTATTTTTAATCCATTTAACATAGTCCGAGTAGTTCTAGTTTCTTATTACGTGTTCTTTTAAGGTATTGTTCTTCTGATAACTCGACACCATTGATATACCAACGTTTACCACCATTACTATGTTCAATGGCAGGTCCATCAGTACGATGTAATAGGCCACCGAAATACCAACGTTTACCACCATTTTCAAATTCAACGGCAGGTCCATCAGTACGGTGTAATTGGTTATTTAGGTACCAACGTTTAGTACCATAAATATCTATGTCCAAACCATCTTTCATAAATCGAGTTGTTCTAGTTTATTCTTACGCCTTTCTTTGTTGTATTTATCTTCTGTGTAATGCACACCATTGAGATACCATTGTTTAGTACCATGTCTATCCGTTGTTAAACCATCTTTCATAGTCCCATTAGTTTCAGTTTGATGTTAACGTGTTGATTGAAGGTACCAAACTTTAGTATCACTCTTATTACCAGCTCGTTATTATGTTGAAGCTTTTGTGTTGTCTATCCCCGAAGAAGAATGTGGTCTGGAATACCCCTTACGTTTATTGTAGTGTGATCCACTAATTTGGAATATACTACCAATTGTTATACTGACACCACCTCCAATAAATAAACCCTTTAGTAAATCAGGATTTGTTTCTGTAGTTGTATGAGTCAATATAAACCCAGTTGTTAAAGATGCGGCACCAATAAGATTGAGTATTGACCCGAATTTTGTTCTCTTAAATCCCTTACTTCCATTGGTTCTTTTGAGAGTAAATTTCATCTGTGTTATATCCTCACCATGTGATTTCAAGGTTTCATCAGAACTCAATTTTTCTACAACACTTTCCAGTTCATCCAATCTCAATTGTAATTCTTCTGTAGTGACAGACGATGTATCAGATTCCTGTGAGTAGACACCCGTACTCATCAATAACATTAACGATAGTAATAAATTTTTCATTATTTTTATTTGTTGATTATTTTGAATGTTTCTGATTGAAATGTGATCCACTAATAATAAATGCACCTGCTAGCGATAAGTTAAGTGAACCCACTATCATCAATCCAGATATTAGTTCTATATTTGTATTTGGCTGAGTGGAAAGTATTAAACCAGTAGCCAATGTAGAACCAGCTAATATTAAGAAAAAACCACCAGCTTTAATACGGTTGTTTCCTCTATTATAATATCTATCATATTTAGAATTCCGAGCCTTTAGTAAGTTAGAATATTCAACATCTATTCGATTTTCAAAAAATCGAATAGATTCACTCATTAAATATGTTTGATTAAATACAACACCATCCCAATTAACACTATCGAGATCAATTATCAGAATTTTACGAACAGTCTGATAATTGGGTAGTTTGTAATAATAAAGTTGACTATCACCGGCATCCGATACATCACACTTTATAATATTACATTTAACGATATCACCGGTTGATGTGAATATTAAATTCTGTGAGTAGACACCAGTGCTCAATAACACTAATAGTAGAAGTACGTATTTTTTCATGATTTTATCTTAATATATATGACAAATGTACGACTTTATAATTAAAGTAAATCATTAAAAAATATTATAATATTATGGGAAATATTAAAGGAAATAGACTCGAATCGATTATGATGTTCGAAAAGTTCTACCAATTCGATGTTAAGTACGAGAAGAAAAGAAAGAAGATGATATCAGATGAGGAAAAAAGAAAGCTAGCTGAGAAGAAGAAAACCGAAGCTAAGGAGAAGAAAGAGAAGAAGGCTGAGAAGAAAGAGAAATCTGAAAAGAAGAATGAATCTTCTATTAAGAAGTTCGAAGCTTGGTCGAAAGAAGATTCTGTATCAGAAGCAAAGAAGTCTGATTGTAAATGTAAAGATTGTGATTGTAAAGATTGTAAATGTGACAAGAAATGTGAGGAAGGTAAGTGTAAATGTGTTTGTAAGAAGGTAAATGAGGCTAAATCGTGTAAGTGAACTGTAAGTGTTGAAAAAAATATTGTAAATAATTATGAATTATATTAAAGGATTTAAAGAAAGTTATGTAGATGATGATTATATCACCGAAAATGATATAAATAATATCTGGAATATACACATAACCCCGATAAAAACAACAATACATAAATCCGATGAGGAATCTCTATCATTCGAATTAGAAATGTCAAATGGTGATAAGATATCGGTTGATTCATTCTTACATACAGGACCACCTGGTATGAGTAAAGATTATCTACATATGAAATTAAATGGATTAACTATACTAAACTTAGACAAAGAGGAGACAGCTGGTATAGATGAAACTGTTTATGAATACGCATTTAATAAATACAGAGAACTAATATTACCAAAAAAAGTTAATTAATAAGATATGAAGTACATTAAAATATTTTAAGAATTTGATAATAGTGTAGAAGATATTGAAGGAGTTAAGGGTTTACCCGGATTCAAATCACTATATCTAGATGGTCTTAAAGACATGTATGGTATAAGTGCTGATACAAATCCCGAATATGGTGATAACCGAACAGTTGCTGATTTCGTTGATTATGTAGAATTGTTCGCCATTAACCCTGATGATGAACGAGTAATGTCTGGTGAATTCGATGATGCTATGACATTAATAGATAATTTAATCATCGAAGCCGATCCGAATATCAATAGAGGAGAAGCTAGAATGTTAATCGACACTGTAAAGAATATGATCGATGGTAGTTTTAATCCCGATGAATAAAATTAACTAATCAAACATCTTCTTATATTCATTAGGAGCATCTTCCAATTTCAAAACTTTAGCCTTTATCGTATCAATTTCATTATTGATGGCCTTTTGTAATCGGTGATTACCATCCAGTACCTTATAATACTCACCACCTTTACTAGTTATTATTATAGGATACCTTAAATCAGACTTCTGAACCCTATCCAATGTTTTTTTATCTTTTTTATCTTTGTTAATAGACAAACTAGCTATATCCTTAACTTTAATTCTAACAACATCCACATCTTTTAAATACTCCTCGACATCTGATATTGTTATAGTAATTTTCTCACCATCAATTTTTGCAGACCAACCGGTATCTTTATAATGGTCAATATCGTTTGCTGTATAAGATTTTACACCATCTTCTGATTCGTTAAATTTTTTCCATGTATCTATTTTCATAATAATTAGTTTTTTTTATATATTAACCTAGGATATCTGTTTTTGGACAAGTTGACGTTCTCCCACTTCATTACTGATTTTAATGTATCAGGAGATGGGAAATAACCAACATCACTCACTTTATTCTTAACAGAATTGAAAAGGTTCGTATATAATCCATCATAGTCAGTGAATATAAAGTTGTTATCACCATCAACATGTTTAATTGATCTACGACTCTCGATAAAGTCTTTAATATCACCTTCGTTGAATCGGGAACAAACACCACCAATCACAGAATTTTTACTATAAAAATCAGCCATCTTGAATGGTACATCAGTGAATATATTTAATTCCGTATTTATACTCAATAGTTCATTGAAAATTATGTCTGTTATTTTCTCATCATCCATAAAAATTCCCGATAAATTTTCTAGATGTTGTTCATCAAACCCGAATGGTAATTTCCATTTCTTAGATATTCCTGACGATCCAGCCTTTTCTTCCAGTTCTTGTGAGGGAAAACTAGTCCGGAAATACACATCTTCTTCAGGTATGTTATTTGAATTTTCTCTCATCTCATCAAGAGATTTAATAACCAGAACATAATCACCATTCAAGAAATCTCTCTCCATCTGTTCGACATCAGTGTGGAATTTAACAGGAACTTGATCTTCTCGAAACCTCTCGAAAAATTTTAGATATTTCATGAGACATCTCTATTTGTTTTTAGGTAATCAAGTGTTTTTTTAATGGAGTTAATATCTCCGGTGCCGGATTCATTCATAGTCTATATATTTAATATAGATTTAGTAAAATGTACTATCTACTTAAAGATAATTCATTATTCCACTCCTGATAAGATTCGTGGTAGTAATCATAATCCTCCCATAACATAAAAGAAGATATCTCATCGTTTATTTTATCGACATCAGATTCACGATAAAATATATTGTGTTTACAATAATTAAGACAGTTTATAGAATACAGGTGATTATCCTCTCTATCACTTTCCTCATAACTCATGTGATACATCTCATCTAGTGAAAACTCATATCCATATTTCTCAAAGATAACCATATCATACCCAACTGGGTTAGTATCTATACCTTGAATTATTTCTCGATTTCTTTTCAAATAGATGTTTGTTTTAATTACGTCTACAAAGATAGGAATAATTATTGAATGGCCCGTCTAAAATATATCTATTTGTTTATATTCATCCGTTTTCGGATCATACATTAGGTTATGAAATCCCATATCCATATACCCAAGATATTCATTTGCTGAAATAATGGCATCTATCATCCTTTGAACCTCCATATCAGTGGATTTTAAATTCATAATATTAGATACATCATCCTGACTATTCCACAATATATCTCGGACTCTATCAAATTCTTCTAAATCAGATACTTTATCCATCGGTATCTCCTCTAATCTTTCCATCCTAATTATCAACATATTATCCTCATCCACCCAAACATCATAGATATTTACAACATGTGGGTGATTTTTACCAACATATTTCTTAATATTTTCAATATCTCCCACATTATCCTGTTGTACATATTTATAAGCATAATCAACATCTACGTACACTTCACCCTCGGTTCCTTCACCCGAAAATTCTATAAATTCTTAAAATATTTTAATATACTTCACAGTCTCTATATATTAAACAATCCAAGGAAGAATTTCTATAAACATATATATGATATACAAAAAATAATTACTATGTATGACACAGAGCCAAAATAAACCCGAAGAAATTTCAGAGGATGATTATCTAAAAAGACACATAAACGAGAAAGAAAAAAATACAACGATAAATAACCTCAAATCTTATGAAAATGAAGAGAAAAAACAAATTAGTGGATCAAGAACAGAGGATTTACAATACCTATCATTCGATATAAATGAATTACCGTGTGGTAGATTCTATCCGGCTGGTACAGTATTAGGTGTAAGAGCCGCACAGGTCAGAGAAATTCAATCATATTCAATGGTTGATGATAAGAATTTCTATGATGTTGTTGAGAAGATGAATGATATGTTATCATCATGCGTGAGGTTAAAAAATCCAGACGATACAATGAGTTCATACTTAAACATTAAAGACCAAGATAGATTATATCTAATCTTTTTAATCCGAGAACTTACTTTTCAAAAGGGTAATTCACTAGAAATTAAAGCTAAATGTACATGTAGTGAGGAAATTGCAATCGAGCTAAAACGAGTAAATTTCAGATTTCACGAAGTTGATCCAGTACTAACACAGTACCTAAACAATCAAGTAAATGGATTCATATTCGAAGTTGTTAATGGACAAGAATTTGAAATGACACCACCTACAATCGGTGTACAAAAGGCATTTACAGATTACATCATAGAAGAAAATAATCAAAAAAGAAAGCCTAATCTTTCATTCTTAAAAATTATTCCTTTCATGTTAGGTGGTAGAAATTCAATAACCACTGAGGGCATTAGGTCCAAACTAACTGAGTATCAAAAACTAGATGAGGACTCATTTCAATTCTTGAATGCAGCAGTTGGTAAAATGACATTTGGTATTAAAGAATTAAAAAAATCTTGTACGTGTGGTTTGGAGGTACACACAGATATGTCATTTCCCAACGGAGCGTCAGGTATTTTCGTTATTCATAATGCCTTTGAGAAGTTTATTAAAAAATAAGTTACAGATACAGAAACACAACAACGTCAATGAAATGGCCATGGACACATGGCCATTTTGGATGTTGGAGGAAAACATATCCATCATTAATGAATTGGTCGAAGATGAAGAAAAGGCACAGAAGAATCAACAAAGTGATCAGGAACAATCTATGCCAAACTTCAATCCAAGCCAATACATGAATCAGATGAGTAGTATGTCAAATAAATTTAAATAATAATCTATGAGAAGTCTATTAAAGATTAAACACATTTCAATATATAATGTATGATATTAACAAAAGAATTAATAATTAAAACATCACATAATAAAAAATTAAAACATTATAAAAGTCTAGGTTATGATATATCGATGGAATATATCAGTATTAATATAGAACATGCCCCAAAATATATAGGGAATGTGATAAAAGTTAAATGTGATTATTGTCTATCAATACATGACCGGAAAGTAGTTGATTACAATCGAATAGTTGATAAGAATATTGATAAGAAATATGCCTGTTCAAGGAAATGTGGGGTTATTAAATCTACGGAAACAATAAATAAAACTGAGAAAAAACCACACCCAAACCTTGGTAAGAAGATAGAAATACATAAATCTAAGAAAATTAACAACAAAAGAAAAAATACCAATTTGTTGAAATATGGGGTTGAGCATGTATTACAGAACAAATTAATTCAAGATAAATTCAAAGAAACACACACAAATAAATATGGAGTTGATAACTATTCAAAAACGGAAGAATTTTTAACTAAACAAAAACTAAACAACCTACAAAAGTACGGAATTGAGCATATATCACAGATAAAAAGTGTGCGAGAAAAAACCACACAAACAAATTTAAAACGGTATGGTGTCAAATCCACACTAAACTCAGACATATCCAATAAAAGGCGAAGAGAAAAATTCCAAACAGAAGAACATAGAGGAAATTATGAAATTTCGAACCACGAAAATTATTTAAATTACATAGGTAATAGCGTATCTCTTTTCATATGTGATTGTGATTGTGATCATACTTTTGAAATAAAATATGATAATTTCCAAAGTAGATTGAAATTTAACATACCATTATGTACCACATGCCACCCCATTGGGAATTCAACATCTATAAAGGAACAAGAATTATTCAATCTCATCTCCGAGCTCTATAAAGGAAATATTATACAATCATATCGAGATGGTTTAGAAATTGATATATATTTACCGGAACTAAAAATTGGATTTGAATTTAATGGTGTGTGGTGGCATTCAAATGTATACAAAAATAAAAATTACCATATAAACAAACTAAACCATTTCAAAGACAAAGGAATTAAAATAATATATGTGTGGGAGGATGATTGGATACACAAAAATGATATTATAAAATCACAAATAGGGTATTTACTCAAAACATCCAAAACCATAGGAGCAAGGAAATGTATTGTGAGAGAAATAATAGACACTAAAACATATAAAGATTTCCTAATAAAAAACCACGTACAAGGATATGTAAAATCAAAAATAAAATTAGGACTTTATTACAATAATACATTAGTATCTCTAATGACATTTGATCACTCAGAAGGTCGAAAAAAAATGATAGACTCAGAATGGAATCTATCAAGGTTCTGTAACGCCATAGACATGAGTGTAGTTGGTGGAGCCTCAAAACTATTAAAATACTTCATAGACATTTTTCACCCAACTAGGATAATATCATATGGTGACAGTGACTGGTCTAGGGGGAATCTTTACTATAAATTGGGATTTTCAAAATTACATGATACAAAACCAGACTACAAATACCTAGTAAATAACACCAGAATACACAAATCTAGATTTAGAAAATCATATACTGGTATATCTGAATCAAGTCTAGATTTACCAAAAGTATGGGACTGTGGGAAGATAAAGTTCGAAAAGAAATTATAAGGCATAAAAAAAAGTGAAGAAATTAATCTTCACTTTTTTAAAACTTATTCTAATTATGATTGAATAAACCCACCTGACTGAATTGCTCCAGACCCAAGTACATTTACGTTATTCACAATAATACCCATACCCATGATTGGCTCAACATATGTATCAAGAACTCCAATTTGATTCTGAATAATCTGATCATTGTTGTTCTCATCATCACACTTATTGAAGTATTCATAAAGACCACCCTTAGACTTATATGATTCACAGATTGTATCTGCTCTCAATTTAATCTCGGCTCTAACCTCAGGTGTGTTAAACTTCCATTGGAAAGTCAATAACATATCAGCAAGTTCTCGTTCAAGTTCAATAAGAACTTCTCTTACGTGTATGAAAGATAAAGATGATAATAATAATGTTTGAGCTGTGTTCTCAGTCTCGATTACATATCCTCTGTTTCTTTTAAATACGATTGGATTCATCATAGCACCGTTCAAGTTTCCAATATCTTCTGGATTGAAATCTTGTTCAAGTCCAGCAATATTTGTAATTCGACCATTACTGATACCGGCAGCAATTGTCCACGGAACAATGTTAGTTACTGTTGATGTTTGCTTTCTCATATAAGTAAGTCCAACATATGCTGATGGTGGAACACTCGTAGGTCGACCATTATCATTTACAGTTACGTATGGTCCAAAATATCCAACAGATGATACACCAACTCCATCACCGAAAGAGTAAAGGAATGCTGGAGAACTATTAGGATCTCCACCACTAGCTATAAAATCTGTTTGTAGAACACCATCAGTATTAACAAATGATGGAGAACTTGAATTCTTAAATGATTTCATAGAAGGCATATTCAATATACCCAAGATGTCTAATCTCTCACCACAGATATCAACTAACTGTTGTTTTGAACGTTCAGCCAAACCAAGTCCAAATGCATCGATTAAGTATCTGAAATCAAATGCTTCTTTATTAGTAACTGATTTGAATAACGGTGTTCCTTTTGCAACCAAATTAAGAATATCATCTTGTTTAGATTCAGTACCATCTGGTAATGAATCTTGTCTTATACGGAAACCTTTAAGACTAATAGCCTTGTAAGTTGACGTATAATCATCAATATTAGTGTATCGGAAAGTTTGTTTATCACCATCACCGAAATCTCTTATCTTTATTTCATCATCACACGTTATTTCAACAAGTGTTGTGTCGTTAGCCCATAGTCTCTTAGAAAGAACTCTTGTGAGTTTTCTAGGTACCTCATCAGACATAAGTGATGTAGTAGAAAATGATGCTTCAAGGTAATCTCCAATTTTAACCTCCGTATATCTACTTGCTCTCACTAGTATCTTGTTAGCTACAGAAGTGTAACCAGCTGGTTCTTCAATCTCAACAGATTGTTTATAGGTTGAATCGAACGAATTTATATAGAAATTATTATTCGAAAGTAGTGAATTTGAATCAGGATCAGAAACACCTAATGTACCAAAACTTTCAATTGTTTGAAGTGTTGGGTTTTCGAATGTTATTTTCATATTAAGTTCATTATCAATATACATATCAAGGTGTAATGGTCTATCTTCACCCATCTCACTAAAAGCATATAAGTTATTAACACTCAATATCTCTTCTGTCACATTTTCAGATATTTCATATGCGTAATAACTGTACGTAGCTGACGAAGACGCAAATACACCACCACTCAATGTTGAGAGTTGTATTGCTCTATTCAGTGCCGATGCCGGTACTGAATATCCGTTAGTAGGATTCAGACCTTCATCCGATTGAACAGTGAATACACCATTATTATTAATACCACCAAACATGAATTGATATCCGGATCCTGATTGACTTACATCAGCCGAAGCTAAGAAATCTTTATTTAAATCAATGTTAGTATCACCAGTACCAGACAAAGATGATAAATCAACACCATATGGGTCTGTTTCTAATAGATTAACACCAAGTACTAAATAATTATACCCGGCAAGTGAAGCTGCTACCGATGCACCCGGTACGAACTGAGCTACTAGTGTAGAGTAATTTGTTTTTTGGTAGATAACATCAGTTGAGTTGATAAGACCTTGTTCATACTTTCCATATAAATCAGAATATCTACCAACAACACCCATTGTTAATCCAGCAGGTTCAGATTTTGTCTCTGCACCATCCAAACCTAATATCAATTCATCATCCAACTTGTAAAAAACAAGTGGTGATCCGTTAGTTGCAATCGCAACAGCGTCTGCGATACTAGCAAAGTAATTATCTACATAATCATCCTCAACAACAGAGTTACTAGATGGGCTAGCCACGGGGTAACTGAAGTTCAATACAAATGACCTATTTAGGGTATTTGTATTATTAATATCTGTCACATCTACAAAAACTAATGATGATTTTTGTGGGTCACCAGTTAATCCAAGTGGATCCAACAACAAAGAACCTTGATTCGATGATGAAGAGTTAGCATACGCCAATAAATTATTGAAATATTTCAAACTTCTATATTCGTCATAATTTCTCGTAGTAATAGATTGGTTCGTATTATCAAATACAACTCTAAAAGAAGAAGATCCAATACTATCATAATAATAATCCTGACCAACACCATAAGATAATGGTTTGAAGTTAGTATCACCAGATCCAACAGATCCATGATTTAAAGATACATCATTCATATTCAATGATGTTAGTATGAAACTACCAGTAATACTGACTGAGAATGTAGCGTAACCGAGAACAATATCAGATGCTGATACTAACGGATTTGAGTCCGGTGTCGTTGTCTGATATACTCTAACCGTACCCGTTGAATCAACAACAGTTGTAGCTACATACGATTGAGTTGATGTCGATACTGGATAGTATGATGAATTTATTTCAAAACTAGCACCTGATACTGTAACAGCATCACCACCGATAACAGCGTAACCATTATCAGAAATTGTATCAACACTATAATCCATCGATATAGTTGCTCCCGATACTAGTGAATAAGTTGCACTTAAATCATTAACATATCCTTCGGAGAACCACCATGTTCTATTCGAAGGATTGTGTACTGATCCTGATATGATACCACCAACTCTTTCATCACTACTATAAAAGTCTCCTCTATATGCGTGATCACCGGCAACGCTAGGTATAGAGTTTGTATCGTATAATGCCATAACGTTTCCTGGTCTATCAAGTACTGTCTGTTTCAAACTGATACTCTCAGTAATAGTTTCCTTATATGATAAGAAATCTATATTAACTTGACCATCAGCAGTACCATCATTTGAATCAAGGCTACTATAATTAGTAGAACCATTCGTTGGTGGATTTGCTTGTAGACTATCACTAACCATATTATTACCGATGAGATCGACAAGACCTTTTGGATAATCAGATTCAAATAAATCGATGTTAAATGCACAGAACACACCATGTTGGTCAGTTCCTCTATTTATAACAGTTTCGATAAATATATTTCTACCACTTCGGTCTCTGAAATACGGAATCATAGAAACACCATCAGCATAAGTAAGTGTGGTAATGTTTCTATCGGTCGTAAAGTTTCTAACTTGATTCTTTCTAAGTCCCGTTGGTGAGAAATATTGTGAGAATCTAGCATCCACTGATAAATTTGAATAATTTGAATAATCTCCAGCTACAACAATAACATCAACAAGATAATCGGAAACCAAATCTTTGTTATTAACATATGGTGGAATATCTTCCTGTGATCCATACCAGTCTAACATAGGTACATCAAATCCGGGTCTCTGTGATTTTATCACGAAAATAGTAACATACTTATCTGATAGATTTGTAAAGTTCAATAACCTACCTTCATAACCAACATTATCACTAGCTACGTTTAAGAAAGATTCCGTATCTCTCTTCCAAAATCCAGTTGTATCGAAAAACCTTCTATAAGGTCCCAATCGCTCAACATCGTTTTGTAGAGTAGTTGCACATGAAAGTGATTGATATTCTATCTGGTCAAGAACATCATCTGTCATTAATAAGTTAATTGCGTATACAGGAGATGCCTCTAACATTTTAGTAATAGTTCTGTGGAAAAATGAACCCCTTCGTTCTAACTGACGATCAAGAGGACCAAAAGTTGATTCGAATGTGTTTAAGTTGTCTACAAGGATTGGTGTATTCACCGGACCCTTTTTAGACACACCTATAACCGTGTTACTTATTCCTGTAATAGTAGGACTAGATGTAACCGCCTGAGAACTTTCTTCAAGGAAAATTCCTGGTCTTCCGTAGTTTCCGATTTGGATTGCCATATTAATTTAAATTATTTTTTATCAATTACAGGTATATATAAAATAAAAATTATCAACTTTTTCTATTTCTATGTGAAATGTAAATGTTTAAAAATGTGGCCTAAAATGTTATTTATTTATTAATTTCTTAGTTTTTTCAACAAATTTATAGCCGATGTAGATGTGAAATCACCTTTACCAATATTTGAACGAGATACTACTTTTAATTTCGTAAATAACTTACCCTCTAAATCAACTAAGACCTCAACCGAATCGACTGAAATATTATCAATTTCTTGTGAGCTATCACCATCAACATTTATGAACCTCATTTTTTTACCACCTTCATAGAATAGACTAATACTTAATTTAGAACGTTCGAATTTTTCTTTAATATCGATGTTCTCCATATTAAATCCAAATCTAGATAGGTAATAAAAATACGTAGCCTCTTTTTCCTGATGTGCTAATAAGAAGTATAACCATTTATCACCACTCTTTAATCTAAAAGATAAACCCTTCATTAAACCATCCTTTGACTCTGATTTCTTTTTAGAAATCCATTCAAATAAATTATCACCACCAAATGCCTTAATGTTACGTTGATCAACAAACTTCACCTTTGTTTTTAAAATTTTATCAACCACTTTACCATTAACATCATTATCAGATTTTCCACCAGCACCAGTCATTGCGGTATCGGCTAAATTAACAGATAGTCCAAAATACTCTTTTAGAAATGTTGGTAATGCTCCACTACCACTATACATTTTAGAATCGGCCAATAATTTTGTTATAAAGTTTAAAAGAATTTTACCCAATTTCTTATCAGAATCAACAGTAACACCTTCCGAACCGAATGAGAATTTACAATCATCAGAAAATATAGTTGTTTTGTATTTACTATCAGCAAGTATATCAAGTACAGCATCTTCCCACTCATCATATAGTTTTATGTTTCTCCACGGACCTCCACCTGGTGCCTCAGGTGATCCACCACCACCAGATCCAAGATGCTCATATTCTCTAAAAACACTATTAGATACCTTCCCAGCAGTTCTACCGGATTGTATAACAGATGTTGTATGTATTCGCCAAGCTCTTTTAAACAACCTCACAATTTCAATTATGTGGTCGGGATTCTTCATAATTAATTTAGTTGATTTCTCATATTTTTTTAATTCAGTTGCCTTTTCTTGTGTTATCGTGAATTCAGCAATTATATCCTCCGTGAATACTTCTTCAAATTTAGCAGTCATTTCCTTAGTAGTTATCTTCAATTTAGATTTATTTTCGGAAAAATTTTTATAATGTGATAAATAAGTATAATTCTCATTACTCTCAACTTCCTGACCGGTACCTAATTGTTTTGGACGTTTATCATCTTCATTCTTTTTATTCTGCTCCTCCAACTTATTTAAGGCACTCTCATATTCTTTCAATTTCTCATGACCTTCTAATAATTTCTGCACAATTTTCCAAATAGACTGCAATCCATCCATATCGTGAATCTCATTAGCATTATTTACTTTCTGTGAAAGTTCCTTAGCTGTTTTCTCATCAATACCCAGTAATCGCTCGGCCCTATCTGGATGGACGAGTTTTAACATATCACGATAAAGTTTCTTAATATCTTTCATCATTTGAGGATCAACTTCTCTCTCTTTCATAGTCTTTCTCCTCTTACTATCACTACTTCTATCTCTAATTTTATAAATGTCCTTAGATGAAGATATATTTTTCTTTTTCAATATTTCAATTTCCGATTTATATCTCTCAATATATTTTGGTATAATATCACTTTCCAAGTCAGGCAATGGTAATGAAAGCGGGAACTCAATTTCACCTAATTCTTTAACCTTATCATCATCAGTTTCTGGGATTCCCGTACCAAGTGATTTAACATCTTCTTTATCAATTTCCACTCCAGATCCTTCTAATAGAAATGTTTTATATTCTCCTAATTTCTGGAAAATAACACCAACACCTTCAACTTCTTTAATATTCTTTAATGCTTCTTCGGCCTCAATAACCATACTAACTACCTTCTCAGAGGACGAACCTGATACAATCTTACTAGATATAGATTGTAATCGAACTGATACGTGTATAGTTACTTTCTCTTTTGATGGGAGTTCGGATAATTGAACATCATCATGCATTGTTTCGAACCTATTCTTTAATAAAGAAATTATGTTTTTCATTTTCATAAGGTTATAACCGATTTCGGCTTTCCTCATAAGTGAGTTTATCATTCGACCTACAAGTGAATCTCCCCAATTTACCTCATTCTCAATCATTTCATTAACTGAATAATGTTTCTTATATTGTCCGAGGTATTGTTCTCGTGTAAGTATTCTCTTCATCAAAATAGAGTATTTTTTAATATATATTAAAATAAATAGCCCGATTTTGTTTATTTATCCGTATATTTACTAAACAAACACAAATAAAAAACATGGACAACTTCAATATTATATCAGTAGACATATCAGAGCTAAACCCAGAAGATTTTGGTAAAGCTCTCATTGATAATGGAGTAGATTCATTAAAAAGAGAAGACATTGATAAAATAATGGTGTTGTTTAGAGAAAATCACACTAAAATTTTTCTTGACAAAATAACACACAAAGTTGTTGGATATATTAATAGTTCATCAGGGTCAGTTGAATTTACGAAAGGATTCATGGAAAATCTTAAATGGATGCCAACTATCAAACCAGAGCCTGTAATCATTTATAATATGGATGTAATTCTCGAAAAGATTAAGAGTCAGGGCATGGATAGCCTTTATGATAAAGAAAGACAATTCCTCAAAAGCCAATCAAAAAAAATGTAATTCATGACAACTAAAACATTCACACGACTACAAACACTATTATTTCTA